GGCTATAGATCAATTACTATACAATTAATTAGAACGTAGACGCGTATAGTCGACGGCCTAGAGACTACGTTCATTAACTAGGAGGATTATAATTATGGCAAAAACAAACTTCGCTGGTCCGATAACGACTGGCAGATTTCAATCTAATGGTGCAACTCAAGTTAGAACAGCTCAGTTCTTACAGAACTCAGCTCAGTTTCCTATTGACTATGCCTATTTTGAAGCAACAACAGATGCTGATCGATTAGCGACAGCAGCGAATAACCCTATTGGAGCTCAAACGGTTACTCTTGAATCAGTAGCAGGAACAAATGTTTCTGGTCTGACTTTTGGTGGTGGTATTCCTGCAATGGTTTTCACGCTTACATCGACGGCTGATGAGAGAGCACTTACATTTAGTGTTACAGGAACAGACTGTAATGGATTTACGCAAACGGAAGATATTACAGGTCCAAACGCAACAACTGTAAGTTCTGCAAAAGGGTATAAAACAATTACTAACGTAGTTGCAGATGCAGTATTTGTAGGAGCGATTTCGATGGGGATTTTGATGACGGATAAAATTTCGTGGCCGCTAAGATCTTTATTTAATATTGTTCCAGGTTCTGCTGCAGGTGGAGCTGCGGAAACATCAACTTCTGCAAGCAAGAATTTGGCTAACAATATTGTTATTCCAAAACAATCTCGTTTGATAGAACTGAAAATGTTTAACTGGACAGCGTATGACACAGCAGGCTTAGATGTTGAATTTGGTTCCAATGTGTCACAAGCAGGTGGCTCTATGACTAACAGTTTTGATGATAACTATTTCACCACAACTGTTGACGCAAAAGCTACGGGACTTTTTTCTGTAGAAAATGCAACACTGCCTCAAGCAGTTGGTCTTGCACCGAGAATGTTTAACGTATCAAACGGTGATACAGCTGGTTATCCAACGGAAAAAATATTGGTAATGAGTGCAAAATCAGATGATACTATGTCAGCTGGTTACGGCGTTGTTACTGCAACTTGGTTACAGTTAAATAACGGTACTAACTAATATTCATAATTATAACGCTCCTTCGGGAGCGTTATAGAATAGGAGAAAATTATGGGAAATGTAACAAGTGTAAAAAGTAAGTTTTTTGGGGATGTCGATGCATTAGATGCTGACGGCCTTTCTACAGCGGCTAGTATCGGGAGTGCAACAACATTAACTCTCGGAGGAACCTTAACATCTGGAGGTAGTTATACGGCCGGCGATAATATTGGCCAACTCATCACTATCTTATCGGCTGGTGATGACAGTGGAATAACTTTCACCATAGTAGGAACCGATGCTGTTGGAGATGCACAAACTGAAGTAGTGACTGGAGCCAATGCTGGTACAGCAACCAGTAGTGGATATTTTAATACCGTCGCTTCAATTACAACTAGTGCAGCGTCAGCAGGAAATGTTTCAGCTGGTGTAACAGGAACAGGAACAGGTACAGTGTTTGCAGGCAGAACTAGAATTAGAGGACTGCAAGGTTTAGGTGGAGCTACTGCTGGAAATATTTTATTTAAAAATACATCTGTAACTGGAACAACTTTATTAACGATTCCAACGCAAGCAGCTGCTGAACAAATTGAACCATATATTCCAGACAATGGAGTTTTGTTTAAAGCAGGCGCGTATCTTAATGTTGGATCAGGTGTAGCGACGGGTACAACAGTATTCTACGACGGGTAAGGAGACTGTATGGCTAATACGACATCCGGAACAGCAACGTTCGGGAAAACGTTTGCAATTGATGATATCATTGAAGAAGCCTTTGAGAGATGTGGTATTAGAGGAGTCGCTGGTTACCAGTTAAAAACTGCCAGACGCTCTTTGAATATCATGTTTCAAGAGTGGGCGAACAGAGGTATTCATCTCTGGGAAATTGGAGATGGTTACTTAACGCTGGTCGCTTCTACCAATGAATATATTGGTTACCGTTCAAGTGCAGATGGAACTTCAACTTTATTAAATAGTGCAGGTGCCGCTTTATATGGTACCGATGATATTTTTGAAGCTTCTTATAGAAGCAGTGCAGGTACAACAAGTCAATCGGATAGTCCTTTAACAAAAATTTCAAGATCAACTTATTCTGCTTTATCAAATAAATTAGCTTTAGGACAACCTTCACAATATTGGGTTCAAAGATTTATAGATAAAGTTACCGTTACGTTATACACAACTCCAAGTTCAAGTCAGGCTGGAGATAGAATTCAATTTTATTACATGAGCAGAATCGAAGATGCAGGTGCTTATACCAATGCAGCTGATGTTCCTTATTATTATATTCCATGTATGTGTGCAGGTTTAGCTTATTATATTAGTATGAAATATGCACCAGACAGAACACAAAATTTAAAATTATTATACGAAGATGAAATATTAAGAGCGGAGGCAGCAGATGGTTCGGACAATAGCACTTATATTACTCCGAAAACATATTATCCATCCAGCGCATAATTATGACTGAAACATATAGTGGATATAAAAAAGGAGAATTAAAACACGCGGGTCTATCCAAAAGTAGACTTGAAGAATTGAGTGCGCTGCATCCTGAATTAGCGTCAGAAATTGAAAAAATTATAGCAGCTATGAAATCTAAAGGTGGTCAAGTAGGCAAACCTCTAGGAGCAGGAGGAAAAGCTAAATAATGGCACGATTTGCACAAGGAAAATTTGCATTAGCAGTTTCAGATATTAGTGGCCAATCATTTCCATGGAATGAAATGGTTACACAATGGAATGGATTGTTTGTACATTATTCTGAATTTGAATCTAAGCAACCTCAATTAGATCCAAAACCAAGCGCTGCAGATCCTACAGCTTTAACAAAATCAAGACCCCAACAACCTCCACCTGATGTTTTAAGATTTTTAGATTATAATGCTTTAACAACTTATGCTGCGGCATCGGGACTTATAAATGTATATTCAGTAGACCATCAAAGAACCTATGGAGCTACTGTAAGATTTAGAGGACCTCCTACGACTTCTCCTGGAACAGGGACGGCTGATACGGTAGGAGATGATGGTCCAGTTGCAGGCAGTCCTGTTCCTGGATTCGCGAATATTGCAAACATAGATGGAATAGCTGGAAGCACTATTTGTGGAGCTTCAGGATTTTCAATTGTTCCAGGAAAATATACAAGTGTGACTACGACATTAGCTGCAGCCATTACGGATACAACTACAACCAGTGGAATTACTTTAACAAGTTCAACGGATTTTAAAACAAGTGGACCTTTTGTTCCTACTATTAATAATCCTGTTGGAACTCCAACTAATGCTATTTTAGTTGGAACTGAGATTATTAGTTATACTGGAATTAGTTCAAATGTTTTAACAGGAGTTACTCGAGGAGCAAATGGTTCAACGGCTGCTACTCATTTAATTTTAGTAGCTGTACGAAATCTTGTAACCCCAGATAATTATTATTATTTTAATAGTGGGGGAACAGCAACTACTGGACAAATCAGTGGAGGCGGCTATAATACATCTTCAGGACCAGTAACATTAAAAACAATAGGACCACAATAATATGCCAGCAGGATTAACATACACTTTAGCAAATTTACAAACTGATATCAGAAACTATACCGAAGTAGGAAGTACGGTTTTTAGTGACGCGGTTTTAAGTAAATTTATTATAAATTCTGAAAATAGAATTTACCGTTCTTTTGATGCTGATTTAGAAAGATTCTACGCTACGTCTACATGTGTGATTGGAAATAGATATGTAACGATTCCCGCTGATTTAAGAGTTATTAGATATATTCAATTAACCAATGATGATGGCGATCAAGTTTATTTAGAACAAAGAGACCCTAGTTTTATGGCAGAATATTATTCGACCCCAAGTTCATCTTCAACCAGTATCCCTAAATATTATGCAAATTGGGATGAAAGTTATTGGGTTGTATCTCCTACGCCAGATACCGCTTATGCAATTACTTTAGCCTATAACAAAGAACCAGTAAGTTTAACCGATTCCTCTGTTAGTACGACTGGAACTTATATATCTAATAAATATCAAGATTTACTTTTATACGCGTGTCTGGTAAATGCATATGGATACTTGAAAGGACCAATGGATATGTTACAACACTATGACAAGCTTTATAAAGAAGCCCTAGAAACGTACGCGACTGAACAAATGGGTCGTAGACGCAGAAACGAATATCAAGATGGAGTTATTCGTCTTCCTATTAAATCTGAATCACCATCAACTTTTTAAGGAGATAAAAAAATATGGCAAACGTAATACCTTATGCATTTCGGGGAGAATTATTAACCGGGACACATAATTTTGCTTCTGGAGGAGATAGTTTTAAATTAGCTTTATACACTTCTAATCCTTACAACACATCAAGTACTGTTTATAACGCAACCAATGAAGTAAGTTCTTCTGGAACGGGTTATACCACAACTGGAAATACTTTAACTGGTAATGCAGTGGCTTATTCAACAGCCGTTGCATCTTGTGATTTTGCAGATACTGAATGGACATCAGCTACTCTTACAGCAGCTTTTGGAGCAATTTATAATGACGATCAAGGCGATAAATTATGTGTGGTGTTAGATTTTGACGGAAGTAAAACTGCTACGAATGGTACATTTAAAATTACATTCCCATCAGTATCAACACCCGCGGATGCAATTATAAGCATGGCTTAAGGAGATAAGTTAAAAAATGGCTTTAGTAGTAAATGACAGAGTAAAAGAAACTAGTACAACAACTGGAACAGGTACTTTTGATTTAGCAGGTGCCGCAACAGGGTTTCAAACTTTTGTTGCAGGGGTTGGTGATACTAATACAACTTACTATGCAATATTTAATCAAGGAACAACTGAATGGGAAGTTGGTCTTGGAACAGTAACAGATGCAGCTACTGATACTCTTGCAAGAACTACCGTTATCTCA